CGTTGACCTTCGACGGCGCGGAGCATCCCGACTTGGATGTTTCGCTGATTGCCTGCTACTTCCCGTATCTTCCGACGGTGGCGGCGGACTAATCGCCACAAAACAAAACCAGTGGAGAGAAAGATGAGTGACGAAGGCAATCCGTATTCGATGTTTGAGACCGACGCCGATCTGGAAAGGAACGGAGTCAAAATCGATTACGGCGATTACTGGTTCGTGATCGCCCGCGCTGGAGGTGCGAACAAAGCCTATGATAGGCGCCTCGAAGCGTTGACGCGCCCAGTGCGTCGAGCCATCCAGACTGAGACGTTGGACGAGGGGAGAGCCAAAGACCTGATGCAGCAGGCATTCGTTGAGAAGTGCCTTGTGTCATGGGGTAGCAAGAAACACGGCGAAGGAAACATGGTCGGACGCAACGGGGAGCCCATCCCGTTCACCGTGGAGAACGCCATGACCGTGCTCCGTGATCTGGACTGGCTGTGGCGCGAACTTGATCAGGACAGTCGACGGTTGGCCCTCTATCGTAAGATGGTGGAGGAAGTCGACGAAAAAAACTCTTAGAGGTCCTTGAATACGATCTTGTTCAAGGACCAACGGAGATAGCCGTGCTGGAAAGCGCAGCGAAACGCAAACATCCGATCCCAGAAGCAATTCAGAACGCACCTGACTTGCTGCCGGGATTGAATGTTTTCTACGATGCGTTTCTTGAGTTGCATTCTGAACGGCCTGCCGCGTTCTCTGGAATACGTTCGATCCCGGCTTCGAAAGTTCGTGAGGCCGCAATCAGGCTTGGATACGTCGAGGAAGAAGACCAAGACTATTTCTACACGATGATCCGTAAGATGGATTTGTTCACTATGAAGTTCATCACGGATAAGCAGGATAAGGAAAAGGCGCATGGCCAATCCTGAGCAGTTTGCCAAGAATATGCAGGCGTATGCTGATTTGATCGGGACGAATGCTCCGTTGATAGTGCGGACGGCCGCATTAGCAATTGACCAGGCAGTCGTTCTGGCTACTCCGGTGGACTCTGGGCGTGCTCGGGCCAATTGGCTTGTCTCTGTTGATGGCCCGGCGCAAAAGACAATTCCCCCATACGCTCCAGGAAAAGGCGGGAGCACAGGTGGGGCGAACGCGCAAGCGGCCATTCAACAGGGGCAAGCAGCTGTGGCCGGTTACAAGTTCAATAGCAAAGCGATCCACATCACTAACAACTTGCCATATATCGGACGACTCAACGAAGGGTGGTCGGCGCAGGCTCCGGCCAAATTTGTAGAGCAAGCAATTGAGGCAGGCATCCGCGCCGTGAGCCGCATGAGACTGTTGACGAGGAACCGCCGCGATGGCATCTGAACGTTTAGACATCAGAGTAAGTGAGACCGGTGCTCGCGTTGTCAAGAAGAACATCGCGGATATCGGTGTTGCTTCTCAAGCGACATCATCGGCGCTGGGATTGCTCCGCAACGCATTGCTCACGGTCGGCGCAGCGCTCTCGGTTCGTCAGTTGGCTGCATACGCTGACCAATATACTCAGGTCATCAATCGGTTGAAGCTGGCTACATCGTCCACAGCTGAGTTGGCGCGTGTCGAGAGCCGGCTGTTTGCGGTCAGCCAAGAAACCAGAACCTCTTTGAGCGCGAATGCCCAGCTCTATGGCCGGTTGTCTATCGCGGCTAAGGAACTCGGAGCAGATCAAAATACGTTGCTCGAGTTTACGCGTGGCGTCGGACTCGCGCTTGCGGTGTCGGGACAATCGGCTGAGCAAGCGTCCGGCGCGTTGCTTCAGTTGAGTCAGGCTGTTGGCGCTGGCATCGTGCGCGCTGAAGAGTTCAATTCAATTCTGGAAGGTGCGCCGCGCATCGCGCAAGCCGTTGCTGATGGACTCGACCGCGCTGGCGGTTCTGTGGCGAAGTTGCGCAAGGAAGTGATCAACGGAACTCTGTCTTCGAAAGAATTTTTTGATGCGTTGATGACTCAAATCCCCGTGCTCGAGCAAGAGTTCGCGCGCACGATGCCGACGATTGGTCAGGCATTCCAGTTGTTGGAGAACCAACTCGTTCGTAGCGTGGGTCAGATAGATCAGCAATTGGGTCTGAGCGGATCGTTTGCGCAATCGCTTACTGATTTCGCGAAGCTCATTGATCGACTCACGCCCACGTTCATCACGTTGGGTAGAAACATCCAGCAATTCGGTGAAGATACCGGCAATGCCTTGCGCATGCTCGGGTTCAACATGGATAATCTTGACCTCGAGCGTGACCTTCGATCCTGGGTTGATGCGTGGGATAATTTCGCCGCTGGTAGTCGAACTGCGATGCAAGTCGTTATCACTGGCGTTGAGCGTATGAGAGAATTCTTCTCATCGGGTGAGATTACTACTCCTCCCGCCGACATCGAAGCGATATTCTCCGGTTTCTTGTCGCAGGGAGTTGGCGCTCAGATCGATGCGCAGAAATCCGGTAGCTCCGAGCGCGGTAGACGCGGCATCGGTGCCGGTCCGTTGCTCATTCCCACTACTCCAGGGGGAGGTGGCGGCACTGGCACAGGTGAAACCGAGAAAGAACGTCTGGGCCGACTAAAACGGGAGGCGGATGAGTTGTTACGTGTGCAGGCATCGATCAGTTCGGTGACAGCGGCGAAACAAACATTGGCTGAGGCCGAAGCTGTGTTGTCACGTGAGCAGATCAAAGGCAACGTGACGATGCAGGAGATGCTCAACATCCTTTCGACGATGCGTGCTCAATTGGCCGATCAACTCGATCCGATGGCCGCAATCAATCGCGAGCTGGAAGCCCAAGAACAAAACTTCGGGAAGTCAGCTGCACAGATAGAAGTCGACAATCAAGTTCGCACGATCCAACAGCAGTTATTGCGTCAAGGAGTTGAATTAGGGGCCGAGGAGGTTCAACAGCTCGAGAGTCGGATCGGATTGATCCTTGCCAATCAGCAAGTTCAAGAAGCGGTCAATCAACAAAAGCAAGCCGACATTGAACTTACGAACCAGCTCAATGGCGCGGCGGATGAATACGCCGATACGTTGGAGACGTTGAACCGTCTACTTGCTGACGGCATGATCAACACTACGCAGTTTCAAGACGCTCAGAAACAAGCGTTGGTCGCATTCCTCGACACACAACGAGATTTCGCTTCAGGCATATCGCGCGGCCTGTTGAAGATGGAGGAGGAATTCGGCGACTTCGCATCTGTGGCTGAGAATGCATTGCGCGGTGCATTCGACGGTGCCAGCGATGCCATCGTTGAGTTCGCCCAGACCGGAAAGGTCGAAGTCGGTGCAATGCTCGATCAGATATTGGAGGACCTGCTTCGGTTCTCGTTGCGCGCGGCGGCATTCGGATTTCTTCAATCGATCTTGAGCAACATCGGATCATCGTTCGGCGGCGGCGGTTATGCCAACCCGACCTCAGCGCAACTCGGCACGATTGGCCAACCCGGTAGCGCCCCCGGTTATGGCTTTCATACGGGCCGTGGGCCGGGAGAGTTTGGATCGCTGAGATATTTGACCGCCGCGATGGTCGATATGGCTCCACGGCTTCACAGCGGGCGTTTAGGGCCGCATGAAATGGCGGCGGTGATCCGCAAAGATGAAAGCGTGCTCACCCCCGGTCAAATGAAGGCCATGGGCGGACGTGGAGGGAAGACTACAGTTCAGATTTTTGAGAACAGCAGCAACACGCGCGTTAGCCAGGACAAGGAAGAAGACGAATTGGGTAACGAGACAATTCGTGTCTTCATCGATGACTTGAATGCAGACAACACGCGTCGGCGCGGCTCACGAACGAACTCGGTTCTGAGGCAGACGTTCAACATGAAGCAAAGGCTTAACACGCGATGACGACTTGGCCAGTAGAACCGTTTCCGCAGATCGTTGATCGTGAAGGATGGTCCGAGACGTTCCCCATGAACGTCATCGAGACGGAGAACGATGTAGGTCCGCCGAAGCAACGCCGTCGTGCTAACTCGATGCCGAGAATGCATCAGATGAACTTGACGCTATCGGCGGAGGAGATGGTGGAGTTCGACACCTTCTGGTCTGTCGACTGTGCGCAAGGATCGTTGCCGTTCGACTGGATCAACCCGAGAACAGGCTCGGTTCATTCGTTCCAGTGGATTGGGAAACAGCCGCCAGTAGTGACCAACCCAGGCGGAACGACATACAAGGTATCATTCTCAGTCAGGCAACTCGCATGAGACAGACCCTAACAGCCAACTTCCTTCGCGGTATCCTGGCGCAAAGCACTGATGAAGCTTTCGTGCTGCTGATTACGATCACGCATGAGACGCTGACGCAACCTATTCGCATCGCAGCCAACTCCGACAACATTGTCAGCAACGGCTGGACGTTCTTCGGGATGCCTGTGGAAGCCGATCTTCCATTCGATGAGGAAGACTCTCCGCCGATGG